TGGTCGCAAGCACCACCCACAACTTCTATGTCCCAGAAGAGGGCATTTTGTTTGAGTCGGACCTCTTTGTATCCGTTGCCACAAACATCACGTCCATCACTGCCTTTTATTCCTGAGGTGATCCATGCCTGTGTACGACATCCGCTCGATCTCACAGGTTGGGACATATGAGCCGTTTGAACTTCAAGTGTCCCGGAGCCAAATTCCGGGCCACCAATCCATCGTGGTGTTTGGCTATAACCCAGACGTAGATAGCGCTCGAGTGACCGTATGGCCCTACACTGGGACCATTCCGATCACCTCTACCCCAATTCGCCTCAAGGTGTCTTCCAGCAACGCGAATGATACAAACGGCGGAACGGGGGCTTGGACTGTCTTTATTGGCGGCTTGGATGCAAACCACGCGGTCATCAGCGAAGTCGTCACATTATCTGGACAGACAGCGGTCTTAACAACCCAGTATTTTTTGCACATTAACTCGGCGTATGTCTTGACTGCGGGAACCTCGTTGTCGGCTGAAGGCGACATCTATTTTGGTGACGGAACAGTCACCCTAGGCGTCCCTGCCACGGTGTACGATTTGATCAAGTACGACTACAACAGTCGTATTACAGGAAGCTATACAATTCCGGCAGGATACACGGGCTATGTGTCTCAGGGCCTGTTTTCCGCGGGTCAGCCCGGGGGCAGTGCTCAAGTCACGGGTCGACTGATGGCTATAGGTACAGATGGGATTCGACGCACAGCGGCAATCACCACCGTAAATAACGGCGCTGCTGACTACGCTTTTGAGTATCCGCTTGCTCTTCCAGAAAAAACAACCCTAGAAACGTCGGCACAAGGCAGTTCTAGCAATAACGCCGCATCCAGTATGTTTATCCTTGTTTTAGTCAAGAATGGGGGGCCACTCTGATGGCAAAAACTCCAGCGTGGACCCGTAAGGAAGGCAAGGACCCAAAGGGCGGGCTGAACGCCAAGGGCCGAGCTTCGGCAAAAGCCCAAGGCATGAACTTGAAGCCCCCGGCCCCGAATCCAAAGACCGAGAAAGATGCCAAACGGCGCAAAAGCTTCTGCGCACGTATGGGCGGGATGCCCGGGCCGATGAAAGACGAAAAAGGCCGTCCGACACGGAAGGCCCTGTCCCTCAAGGCGTGGAACTGCTGATATGAACCGTGGAAGTATGTCTAAGCAAGTCACCGAGTTTGGCACTAAAGGCGTGGCAAAGCCCGGCCTGTATGCTAATATCAACGCCAAGCGGAAACGCATCGCCGCTGGGTCTGACGAACAGATGCGGAAACCGGGTACAAAAGGCGCACCCACCGCGAAAGCGTTCCGGGAATCCGCCAAAACAGCGAAGAGGAAAAAGTGATGGCTTCTTGTGGACCTAAGGGCATGAAGAAGGGCGGCAAAGTGTCGGCTGACATGGTCAGCCCGCGCAAGGCTGAAGCTATGGGCCTGAAAAAAGGCGGCATGAAAAAGGGCGGTAAAGTTTCCGCCAAGTGCTGCTAATCACCCATGACAACATCAGGTTCACGCGACTTCAACCTCGATGTCGCAGAAATGATCGAGGAAGCGTATGAGCGGTGCGGACTTGAAGTTCGCACGGGTTATGACGCACGTACTGCTCGTAGGTCATTGAACCTGATGTTTGCCGATTGGGCAAACCGTGGGTTGAACCTATGGACCGTCACCGAAGCGAACTTCACGGTGACAGCAGGGACGTACACCTATGCGCTGGCCGACGACGTGATCGACATCCTCGATGTCGTTGTGCGCCGCAGCGGCACAGATTACCAGCTCGACCGGATTAGCCGGACGGAATACTTCACGCTGCCCAACAAGAACACGCAGGGCCGCGCCAGCCAGTTCTTCCTTGACCGGACGATCACGCCGACGATGCACTTGTGGGCCAGCCCGGATAACTCTACGGACCAGATTCGCTACTACTACATCCGCCGGATGCAGGATGCGGATACGTTGACGAATACGACTGACATCCCGTTCCGATTCTTGGCTTGCATGGTGGCAGGACTTGCTTACTATCTCGCGATGAAGCGGGCCCCTGAACGCATGGCAATGCTGAAGGCCGTGTATGACGAAGAGTTCCAGCGGGCAGCGGATGAGGATGTGGATCGTGTGTCTCTCAAGCTACAGCCCGGACGACCGTATTTGAGGGCCTAACCCATGTATGCAACGGGAAAAAAGGCTTGGGGCATCTCTGACAGGTCCGGCAAGCGTTATCGTTTGCGGGAAATGAAGAAGGAATGGACCGGGGCTTTGGTTGGTCCGGATGAATACGACCCCAAGCATCCGCAACTATTCCCGCCAAAAGCCTCCCCTGATCCACAGGCTTTACAAAACCCTCGACCGGACCCTGAAGAGGGGCACGTCTACGTTTCTGTCGGTAACAACGTCTTTCCCCCTGTCGCTGTGCTCAACCCGTTGATGGGCAGTGTCGGATACGTCACAGTGGTGATATCATGAGCTTTACATACGCACAGCTAAAACAGGCCATTCAGGACTACACGGAAAACACGGAGACGACCTTCGTGAACAACCTTCCGCTGTTCATCCGGCTTTCGGAAGAAAGAATCCTGAAGAACGTACAACTGACGTTGTTCCGCAAGAACGCGTCGGCCAGCGCAACGGTTGGGAACCAGTATCTGGCCAGCCCCTCAGATTTCCTTGCCCCGTTTTCGCTGTCGTACACGGGAGCAAATGGCGACAAAGTCTTCGCGGAGTTCAAGGACGTCAGTTTCCTGCAAGAATACAACCCTGACCCAACGACTACCGGGGCCCCGAAGTACTATGCCCAGTTTGACAACACGAACTTTGTCCTAAGCCCAAGCCCCGACTATGCCTACTCCATGGAACTCCACTATTTCTACAGGCCCACCAGCCTTACGGCAGGGTCTGATAGTGGAACAACGTGGTTAAGCATTAACGCAGAACTGACCCTGCTGTATGGTGCGCTAATCGAGGCTTATGTGTTTATGAAGGGCGATCCGGACTTGATGGCAAAGTACGACCAACGGTTCCAAGAGTCTTTGATGGGCCTGAAACTGCTGGGCGAAGCGCGTCAGGTTACTGACGAGTATCGCACTGGCCTGATCATACGGGCAAAACAGTAATGTTTATCGGAACCTCGTCAGTCGGTAGCGTCATGGTTGCGACCACCAGTGGCCGTGGGCATACGCCTGAAGAACTTGCTGAACGCTGCGCAGAACGCCTCATAAGCGTATCGCAGGACGCGCATCCCGCGCTGCGGGATCAAGCACTTGCCTTCAAAGCCGATATCACTGTGCTGCTGGCGAAGTACCTTAGAGAAGCAGTTTCAAACGACCGCGTTACCGTGTACAATGCACTGGTAGATGCGGGACATCCCCAACTGGCTGACGCCATTCGCAAGCTATAGGAGGCTATCTTGGCCATTACACAAGCAATGTGCACTTCGTTCAAGGACCAAATCCTTGAGGCCGTGCATGATTTCCGTTCTTCGGGTGGTGATACGTTTAAGATTGCACTGTACTCCAGCGCAGCCACGTTGGATGCAACGACCACTGCGTACACCTCGAGCAACGAGGTTGCCAACTCCGGCACTTACGCAGCGGGTGGCGGTACACTGACCAACATCAGCCCGACCACAAGTGGAACGACTGCCTTCACCGACTTCGACGACATCTCGTTCACGTCGGCCACGATCAACGCCCGAGGCGCTTTGATTTACAATTCGACCCCGACCCACACATACACCAACCCATCGGTTGTGGTGCTGGACTTTGGCGGCGACAAGATTTCGACGTCAGGTACGTTCACCATCCAGTTCCCCACGGCTGACGCTTCGAATGCTATAATCCGTATCAGTTAAGGAAGTGCTATGGCCCTCGTAGTAGCGGATCGTGTCCAAGAAACCACGAGCACCACGAGCACGTCCGACTACGTGCTTTTGGGCGCTGCGGCAGGGTATCAGTCCTTTGGCGCTGTCTTAGCTAACGCTGACACGACCTATTACGCCATCACCAACGACACCGATTGGGAAGTGGGTATCGGAACCTATTCGACCACGGGCCCCACGCTGGCCCGCACAACCATTCTTGCTTCGAGCAGCGGCGGCTCTGCTGTAAGTTGGGGCGTGGGTGTCAAGAACATCTTCATCTCCTATGCCGCCTCCAAGTCGGTCTATCTGGACGCCTCTGGCAACCTGTCCGTTGCCGATAAGATCATCCACACGGGCGACACCGACACCGCCATCCGCTTCCCTGCAGCGGACACTGTCTCCATCGAGACGGGCGGGACTGAACGCTTTAAGGTCGAGAACAGCACCATCACAACCACGGTTCCGGTTGTTCTCCCCGCTGATCCGACGACATCGTTGCAAGCGGCTACGAAGAGCTACGTCGATACCATTGCCTCAGCAAGCATTCACTACCACGCCCCTGTCCGCGTGGAGTCCCCCACACCTCTGACGGTGACGTATAACAATGGCACCGCTGGTGTTGGCGCTACCCTAACAAACGCTGGGGCCCAAGCGGCTTTGGCTCTGGACGGCGTTACGCTCAGTGTAAACGACCGGGTGCTGATCTATACGCAGGTCGACCAGACCCAGAACGGCGTCTATGACGTTACCAGTGTAGGTTCTGGGAGCACCAACTGGGTTCTGACGCGCTCTGACGATACGGACACTTACGGAGCAAGCAGCCCCACGGCGCTTGGTGCGGGCGACGCCTTCTTTGTTTCGCAGGGCGCTACGGGCGCGGGCGAACTTTACGTTTGCAACACCACAGGCACGATCACCTTTGGGACGACCAACATCACGTTCGTTCAGGTCGCCGCCACGGCTGTCTATACCGCTGGTACGGGCATCTCCCTAACCAACAACGTCATCACAAACACGGCCCCAGACCAGACTGTCGCGCTCACCCAAGGCGGGGCGACGACGATCACGGGTACATACCCAAACTTCACGATCAGTTCGACCGATACGACCTACACGGCTGGCGGCGGCATTGGCCTTGCCGGAACAACTTTTTCCGTTGCCGCAGGAACCGGGCTGACGCAGGACGCGGATGGTCTCTCCCATGCCGACACCTCATCTCAGGCCAGCGTCGACAACACTGGGGCCACCTTCGTTCAGGACATCAACCTAGATGGGTTTGGACACGTCACAGGCGCTGCTTCCGTCACGGTAACGCCGTCTTTGATTGGCGCTCCCAGCACAAGCGGCGTGGGCGCTACGGGCACTTGGGGCATCTCTATCTCTGGTAACGCCGCAAACGTCACTGGAACGGTGGCTGTGGCCAACGGGGGCACAGGTGCTACGACGGCTCCTCAAGCACTTACAAACTTGGGGGCTGCGCCGTTGGCTGGCCCAGCCTTTACAGGTCAAGTTTCGCTTGATGATGGCTCTGCGGCTGCGCCATCCCTGACAAATACAGGCGACACCAACACGGGGCTGTTCTTCCCTGCGGCTGACACTGTTGGCTTGGGTACGGGCGGCACAGAACGTATGCGTATCGACGCCTCCGGCAACGTGGGGATTGGGGTTACGCCGAGTGCGTGGGGAAGCACATTTAAGGCGTTGCAGTTTGGCACAAACGCCGCAGTGGTAGCGAATAATGCTTTCTGGACGGGGGCTAACTTCTACGTCGATAGCGGCGGCGGATTCGTTTACGTCATCAACGATTTTGCGACGGGGCATCAGCAATATGATGGTCAACATAGGTGGTTCAACGCACCTTCCGGCACGGCAGGCAATGCGATCACCTTCACGCAAGCGATGACGCTGGATGCGAGTGGGAACTTGGGGATTGGGACGACTAGCCCTACACCCCTTGGCACTGGGATTACAACGCTTGAGTTGAAGGGCAACAGCGCATCTCAAACAGACCGTGCTGGCGGCATTAGCTTCATGAGGTATGACGACAATCCCGGCATGTATATCTATCATGCTGACGACGCGAGTTATATTTCCAGCCTTTCTACTTATCCTTTGCTGCTCCAAACAAATGGCACAGAACGCGCCCGCATCGACGCAAGCGGTGATTTATCTTTGGCCTCTGGTACTGGTGTAACAACGACCGCAGACAATGATGGGACGTTCTCCTCTGGAACATACACGCCCACCCCTGCGGGCGGGAACATGAAGATTATCACCAATAGCGGCGCGTTTACCTTTGCCGCACCAAGCGCAACGGGCGACTACACCCTTGTGGTCTTGGTTATGAACAGCGCAACTGCGGGTGCAGTCACTCTGTCTGGATTTAACCGCACTGTTGGGGATGCGTTCACCACCACCAATGGTCAAGAGTTTCTTGTGAACATCACAAAGATCAACGGCCACATTTTGGCTAATGTGGTAGCGATGCAATGAGTTTCCCCATAATGCCACTGCCTTCCCCCGTGAAGATGCTTAGTCAGGCAGAAGTGGTGGACTTTGCTTACAACAACTACCTGAAGCTGTTCTCTCTCACAAACAAGACAGGGACAGTTTTTGATACGCGAACAGACCGCAACGGGCTGGCAGGGGGTGAAGAAAGCCAATCTCTTGGAACTTTCAGTACTTCGATTGCTGCCCCATCCGGCTTTGTAAACGGCTGCACCATCATATACTTTGGTGCAAGGCAGAGTGGTAGTTCGGCCCTCATATCGTCGCCTACAGTAAACGGCGCTGCTGTCTCCGTCACGCAATATTACAACGCCCAAGGTAACACAAACGTAGCCGCTGGTTATGTTGGAATGGCTTACGGCTATGTGAATTTGCAGCCGCAAAATATCACTGTTGCCGCCGCAAACTTTCCCGCAGGGACAGGTACTAATATTTTGACTGCCGGGGCCGTTTACATTGTCCCCGGACGATGGACCCCGGCAGGGCTTACAAGTGGCGGGGCTAGCGCGGCGGTTTCCGTATCCATCAACGCAAATGAATTGGTCACTTACTCCTGCTACAACTCTACTGACAGTTCTGCCCAAAACATCACGCAGACAAACGGGACACTAATCGCAAGTTGCAAGCAAAACTGGTATGATGGCTGTCAGCACGGGCTGGTTTATCGGGCAACCGCAGGATTTGTCACTATGACACCCACTGCAACCGCTACTGGCTGTTTCATCAGAGCTGTAAGATGGACCTACGGCTGATTTGCAGACAGGGCTGAACCTCTAGTCTCAAGCGTAAAAATGCGGTACGCTTACCCAACATGACCCAGTAAAGGAGGGACATAATGTTTGGTTTTAGTCCCTTCTCCGCAACACCCTTTTCTGGTCTAGCTAAGACAGAGGACATAGTTGTTGGGGTCGTCGGCGTATCGGCCTCCACCGCAGTTGGCTCCGTTGTTGCGCCCGCCGCTGCCATCCTTACAGGCGTATCCGCATCTGGTGAAGTCGGCTCGGTTGCAGTATCCGCATCGGCCCTTGTGCTTGTGTCCGGCCTATCTGCCTCGGCAAGTGTTGGCACTGTTGACGCTCAAGCAGGAGCCGACGTCGCTGTGTCCGGCCTATCTGCCACAGCTAGTGTTGGAGACGTCACGGTTACGGCCTCGGCCCTTGTGCAGCCCACAGGTGTTTCCGCCACGGGCGCGGTTGGCAGCGTTACGGTTACGGCCTCGGCCCTTGCTGTTGTCACAGGCGTCTCCGCTGCAGGACAGGTAGGTTCGGTTAGCGTCACTGGCTCGGCTCTTGTACTTCCAACAGGTGTTTCCGCCACGGGTACCGTCGGCACCGTATCCATTCAGGCCAATGCAGACGTACCTGTTTCCGGCGTCTCCGCCACGGGCGCTGTTGGTTCCGTAACGGTCACAGGCTCCGCCGTCGTCATCCCTCTGGGCGTCAGCGCCACGGGCCGCGTTGGTCAGGTCACTGTCTGGGGCCAACTTGTTCCTACTCCCGGGACTGTTTGGGACCCACTTAACCCGACCCCGCCCACTGCTTGGAACGCAATATCTCCCGCTGCAGGTTCGGCGTGGACGGAGGTTGATCCAGATGCTATAAATACGTGGACAGAGGTGGAGCCGTCTCCGGCAACCATATGGACAACAATCGCGGCGTGAGGATGACCTATGCCAAGTACATGGACAAACAACGGTGGCATGGAGCTCATCGGTAACGGTGAGCAGTCTGGTAGCTGGGGAAGCACCACCAACATCAATATGCAGATCATCGATTCCCTGATCAACGGTCAGGTTACGCTGTCCTTGTCCGGTACGTCCTCGACCCTAACCACCACCAATGCCCCGACTATTTCCAACGGCCAAAATGCGCTGATCATTCTGGGTGGAAGTCCAAGCGGTACGCACACGATCACCATCGATCCGAATGATGCGGAAAAAGTCTACTTTGTGCGAAACACCACGGCTCAGAGCATCGTCTTTACCCAAGGTTCGGGCGGCAATGTAACTATCGCCACAGGCGACAGCGCCATCATCTACTGCAACGGCGCGGGTTCTGGCGCTGCGGTAGCTAACCTGACCGACCACTTTGCCATGAGCAACGTGAATATCACGGGCGGCAACATCACAGGCATCACCGACCTAGCCGTCGCAGACGGCGGCACTGGGGCTTCTGACGCTGCGACGGCGCGTACAAATCTAGGCGCACAGGCCACGATCACAGGCGCGGCGACGACCGTCACCACAAGCAACCTAACGGCATCCCGCGCTGCTGTATCAAATGCTTCCGGCAAGATTGACGTATCAGCGGTGACGACCACGGAACTTAACTACGTCTCAGGCGTGACGTCGGCCCTTCAGACGCAGATCAATGCCAAGGCCCCGTCCGCAAGCCCAACGCTGACAACTCCGACCCTTGCTACGCCCACCACGACAGGAACTGTCAC